GGTAAGTTTAGACCTCGCCATTTATCTAGCGCCAGACGCTAAACCGCCTAAACCGTTGCGCCGCAAGGGATCTCAGCACAGCTACGGCAGGCGGTTTAGCAAGGGTTTAGCATCGGTTTAGTGATTAAACTACCCGTGCTGGTCAGCTTTGCTGAGTTTGCGATCTTGAAGGGCTGCACAAAAGGTGCGGTTACCCACGCAAGCAAAAGCCGCATCGCTGCTGCCATCGTTGACAAGGACGGTCAGCGGTGGCTGGACCGAGACCTGGCGCTGGAGCTGTGGAACAAGAACACGAGAGCCACGGCCAATAGCAAGGTGTCACCACCGGCGGACCCAACACCACGCGACCTGAAGCGCCGGGTGGAGGCGCTGCCGGATGATGAGATCCCGGACCTGAATGAAAGCCGTGCAAGGCGTGAGCACTACCAGGCCGAGCTGGCCAAGCTGCAGGTGAGCCAGCAGCGCCGCGAGCTGATCAGCGCAGACGAGGTGAAGAAGGAAGCGTTTGCGCTGGGGCGCAGCATCCGCGAAGCACTGGCCAACTTGGCGGACCGACTGAGCCATCAACTGGCGGGCGAGACGGATCCGGTCGTGATCCATGAACTGCTCAGCCAGGAGCACCGCGCGGCACTGTCGGAGATAAGCGAATGAACGCATACCGCGGCGGCTTCCTCGATGGCCTGCGACCTGATGCGCAGCTGACGGTCAGCGAGTGGGCCGATCAGTACCGGATGCTGAGCAGCAAGGCCAGCGCCGAGCCGGGACCATGGCGCACAGGGCGCACGCCATACCTGCGCGAGCCGATGGACTGCCTGAGCACAGGGAGCACTGTGCAGCGTGTGGTGATGATGTTCGCAGCGCAGACCGGCAAGACCGAAGCCGGCAGCAACTGGCTCGGCTATGTCATCCACCATGCGCCGGGCCCACTGCTGGCGGTGCAGCCCACGGTTGAGATGGCCAAGCGCCTGAGCAAGCAGCGCCTTGAGAGCATGATCACCGATACGCCAGTGCTGGCGGAGCGGATCGCACCAAGCCGCAGCAGGGACAGCGGCAACACGATGTTCAGCAAGGAGTTTCCAGGCGGAATGCTCCTGCTCACCGGCAGTAACTCAGCCACCGGACTGCGCTCGACACCATGCCGCTACATCTTCCTTGACGAGGTGGACGCCTTCCCGCTGGACGTTGACGGCGAGGGCGATCCGGTCAGCTTGGCCGAGAAACGAGCGACGACGTTCGCGCGGCGGAAGATCCTGCTGACCAGTACGCCGACCATCAAGGACTTCAGCCGTATCGAGGCGGAGTATGAACGCAGTGATCAGCGCCGCTACTTCGTGCCATGCCCAAGCTGCAGCGCGATGCAATGGCTGAAGTGGTCGCAGCTCAAGTGGGAGAAGGATGATCCGAGCAGCGCGGCGTATGAATGCGAGGCGTGCAAAGAGCGATTTGGAGAACTGCACAAGCCTGCCCTACTGCGCGGTGGGGAATGGCGCGCCACTGCACCTGGCGATGGCGGCAAGACCGCCGGGTTTCAGCTGAGTGGGCTCTATTCACCGCTCGGCTGGCTGAGCTGGGGCGACATGGTTGACGAGTTCATGCGCAGCAAGGCGGATGCGCCGATGCTTAAGAGCTTCGTCAATACGCGACTGGCTGAGACGTTCGCAGAGGACTACGCCAGCAAGGTGAGCGCCAGCGGCCTGCTGGAGCGCTGCGAGCATTACAAGCCCGGCACTGTGCCAGATGGTGCGTCGGCCATCACGGTCGGCGTTGACGTGCAGGACAACCGGCTGGCGATCAGCGTCTGGGCATGGGGACGCGATGAGGAAGGCTGGCTGTTGGATCACCAAGAGATCCACGGCGACCCAAGCCGCGCAGACCTCTGGAAGCAGCTGGACCAGATGGTGCTGCGCGAATGGCCGCACGCGCTGGGCCATGGCATCCGGCCGCATGTGGTGGCGATTGACAGCGGCGGCCATTTCACTGCTGAGGTTTATCAGTACGCACGCGAGCGTGGCCGGCAGGGCGTGATTGCGATCAAAGGCGCCAGCCAGCGCGGCAAGCCACCGATCGGCAAGGGCAGCCGGGTGGATCTCAACGCCAAGGGCCAGACCATGAAGCGCGGCGCGGTGGTGCATCCGGTCGGCAGCGACACGATCAAGACCACGCTGTTTGGTCGGATCAGGCATAGCGAGCCTGGGCCCGGCTACCTGCACTTCCACATGGATGCAACGGTTGACTACTTCGAGCAGCTGACCGCCGAGAAGCAAGTGATGCGATACAACCGCTCAGGGTTCCCGGTGCGCGAATGGGTCAAGAAGCCATCAGCGCGAAACGAGGCGCTGGATTGCTTGGTCTATGCCTATGCGGCGCTGTGCCACCTGTATACGAAGTACGACCGGCGGACGATATGGGAGCAGCTTGACAAGCCAGCAGAAGCACGGGTGAAGCCGTCGCTAAGATCAGCAAAGGCTGGGTCAGCCTTCCTCAGCAACTGGTAACGGTGAACATCCCTGCGACAATTCGAGCCGGTGACACGGTGAAGTGGCGGGATGATGCCAGCGTGGACGCGTTTGGCAATGCCGTCACAAGCGGCACGTGGACGCTGACCTATTACCTGCGCACGAATACCGCAAGCGAAGGGGCAACGATCACCGGCACCGCATACGGTCAAGGCTGGGAGCTGACCATCGCCGCGGCCACCAGCGTCGGGTTCGATGCAGGGCAGTGGTACTGGCAGGCGATCGCTACTGCCGGCAGTGAGAAGCTGACACTCGGTGCTGGCCAGCTTGAGGTGCTGGCGGCGTTGAACTACGCCGGAACGCCAGGTGCATTTGATGGCCGCAGCCAGGCGCAGCAGGATCTTGATGCGGTGCAGGCCGCGATCCGCGCGATGGTAGCCGGCGGCGCTGTTGCTGAGTACACCATCGGCAGCAGGCGGCTGAAGAAGCTGCCGCTAACGGAGCTGCTGCAGCTGGAAGCCAAGCTCAAATCCGACGTGAAGCGTGAGCAGGCTGCCGATCTTGCGGCCAATGGTCTGGGCAATCCCCACAACCTATTCGTGAGGTTCAGCTGATGGCCAAGAAGCGCAGGCAACAAGCGACACCATCAGCACCACGGCGGCGGATGTATCAAGGCGCGCAGTTCAGCAGGCTGACTGCGGACTGGGTGACAGGTAACACCAGCGCCGACAGCGAGATCTACGGCAGTGCGCAGAAGCTGCGCGATCGTGCGCGGCAGCTGTGCCGGGATAATGACTATGCGCGGCAGGCATTGCGCGCGATTGAAGGCAACGTGATCGGGCAGGGCATCCCGTTTCAGTCGCAGGTGCGGATGCAGCGCGGCGGCAGGCTTGATACTCAGGTCAACGATGCGATTGAGGCGGCGTGGCGGCAGTGGACAACTGCGCGGCATTGCCACACCGGCGGCAAACTAAGCTTTGCCGACATTGAAAGGCTAGTGATCCGCGCCTGCGCCGAGAGCGGCGAGGTGTTCGTCCGACTTGTGCGGCAGAGCTTTGGTGGCAGCACTGTGCCGCTGGCGATGGAGGTGATTGAGGCGGACCAGCTTGACGATGGCCTGAATGGCCGCAGCCAGCAGGGCAACGAGATCCGCATGGGCGTGGAGGTGGACGGCTGGGGCAGGCCGATCGCGTATCACTTCCTGGCGTATCACCCCGGCGACTACCAGTTCAGCAACCAGCAGATCAGCACGCAGCGCCACAAGCGCATCCCGGCCGAAGAGATCATTCACCTTTACCGCGCCGAGCGCCCCGGCCAGACGAGAGGCGTCACATGGTTTGCCAGTGCAATCCAGCGACTGCATCACCTGGCGGGTTACGAGCAGGCCGAGGTGGTGCGGGCACGGGCCAGTAGCGCACTGATGGGCTTCATCACCAGCCCCGAGGGTGAGCTGATCGGTGATGACGTGATGGATGGTGAGCGCGTCTCGAACTTCGAGCCTGGCGTCTTCAAATACCTAAATCCCGGCGAATCCGTCACGGTGCCGAGCCTGGATAGCCCCGATGGCCAATTTGAGCCATTCCTACGCGCGATGCTGCGCGCCATGGCTGCAGGCATCGGATGCAGCTACGAGACGATCTCGCGCGACTTCAGTCAGACCAACTACAGCAGCAGCCGACTCAGTCTGATTGAAGACCGCGACCACTGGCGGATTCTGCAATCGTGGATGATTGAGAACTTCCACCGCCGCGTGTTCCACGAGTGGATTGAGCTGGCAGTGCTGAGCAATGCGCTATCGCTGCCCGGCTACGAGCTGGCACCCGATCGCTTCAAGGCTGCGCGTTGGATGCCACGCGGCTGGGCATGGGTCGATCCCGCCAAGGAGGTGGCCGCATACAAGGAAGCGGTGCGGTGCGGCTTCAAGACACTGGGCGAGGTGGTTGCAGAGCAGGGCGGGGATCTTGAGGAGATCTTCGTGCAGCTTGAATCCGAGCGCTTGCTGGCGGAGAAGCACGGCCTTGTACTTGACATTGATCCTGGCAAAGTGAGCGGTGCTGGCCTTACGCAAGCGCGGCCACCGGGCTCAATCATTCCGCAAGACCCATACGCACCAGAAGCGAACGCAGCGCCGGAGCAGGGCATCTAATGGCCAACGTCAACGGCACCGAGATCAACCTGATGCCAACCGCTGGAATGCGCGAGGAGGCTGAGCGCTACCGCTCATGGAAGGCTGATGGCGAGCAGGGCGGCACTGATGTGGCAGCCACCAGGGCATCGCAGATCCTAAGCGGCGATGAGCTGTCACCCGACACCGTGATCACCATGGCCGCATGGTTTGCGCGGCATGAAGTCGACAAGCAAGGGCAGGGCTTCAGCCAAGGCGAAGACGGCTACCCATCACCGGGCCGCGTGGCATGGGCGGCATGGGGCGGCGATGCTGGTCAAAGTTGGTCTACATCCAAGTCCGATAGGATTAAGGCACTGCAAGATCGCACGATGGAACGACCGTATCCCAATGAGCACGCGGCGCGATTGACCGACCCTGATCAATACGATGAGATCCGACGCGTGAATGATGAAGGCGGCCCCGGTGTTGACTTCATCTATGGGATCAAGAATGGCAACACTGAACTGCAAGCCATTCGCTTTGATGCGGCACGATTCAGCGCTGACGAGGCCCGGCAGTGGCTAAGCGACAATGACATGCAGGAGATCTTGTTTGAAGTGGCAACCGGTGAGCGTATGCAGCGCTCGGAACCGGTGTCATTCACGCGTTCAGCGCAGATCGCAGAAGATGACCGCACGCTTGAGTTCCCGTTCTCCAGCGAGTACCCGGTCGCGCGCTACTTCGGCAATGAGATCCTGGCCCACACCCGCGAGGCCGTAGACCTTGCGCGGTTAAACGATGGCGCGCCGCTGCTGTTCAACCAT